AGGGAGAACTCGTAGAAAAGTCCGTCACAAGCGCAGAAGCAGAACAACCTTTTGCAAAGATGTTGACTGAACTGCGTGACCTCTTTGGTGAAGCAGTAGAAAAGAATTCTGCAGATGTCGAAGAAAAATTACAAAAGTCAGTAGATTCTGTTGAATCAGCACGTGCACAGTATGTAAGTGCAGTTGAAGATATTAAGAAAGAGCTTACAGGTCTTACAAATAATATCGCTGATTTCTTTAAGAGAATTGAAGCTTTGGAAAAAAGATTTGAATCTTATGAGAGTGACACTGCAGTTAAGAAGTCCATTGGTGAGGTAGACAATTCATCAAGGGATACTAGACTCCAAAAGAATTTGGAGTTCGATTGGCAAGGATCCTTCCTCGGAGTCCACAATCTATAAAATTTACACAAACAAAGGTGGTGAAATAAATAATGAGCAATGAACTATTACAAAAAGTAATTGATACAACAAATTTGGGTACACCAGGCAATGATCTATCTGGCGACGGACGCACAGGTTCAGGAACAGGTCTTCTTTACCCAGATCAAGCTAACAGATTCCTTGATTACATGTGGGATGCAACAATTCTTGCAAAGGCAGCTCGTACAATTCGTATGCGCAGCAATACCACAGAAATTGATCGTGTTTCTGTTGGACAGAGATTGATGACAGTTGCAGCAGAAGAGAATCCTCGTGATTACGTCAATGCAGCTGGTGACCAATTCACGGTTGCTGGAGCAACATTTTCAAAGATCTCTCTCACGACTCGCAAGCTTCGTCTCGATTGGGAACTTTCGGCTGAGGCTTTGGAGGATAACATTGAAGGACCAGATCTTGAAGATCATATCGCTCGCTTGATGGCAACACAGGCTGGAAATGATATTGAAGATACACTCATCAATGCAACAGGATCGGGAAGCGGACTTATGTCAGCTTTCGTTGGTTTCCGTGCTAATGCAATCGCTAATGCACACGTCGTTGACGGAAATGCACAGGGATTGGACAAGGCTGTATTTAATAAGGCAATTAAGACAATGCCACGTAAGTACAAGCAACGCAGAAATCAACTTCGATTCTTCTCAGGATCTAATCTTGTTCAGGATTATCTATATAATCTTACTGCAAGTGCAGGTTCTGTCAATCCATGGGATATCGCTTCTGGCGTAATCCGTGGTGACGTTGTTGCAAACGATGGAGGACCAGGTTCTACTACTCCATTTGCATTCGGTATCCCAGTCATTAACGTTCCGTTAATGGATGAAACTCGTGATTCAACAGGCAAGGCTTATGGTGATTCAGGATATGATGCATCTGCTGGATTGTTTGGTGATCTTCACCTTACATTCCCACAGAACTTCATTGTTGGTATCAAGCGTGACGTTGTTGTCTACCGTCTCTTCCAACCAAAGAAGGATACAATTGAGTACACACTCTTTATCCGTGTTGGTTGTGCATTCGAGAATTATGACGCACATGTTATCGTTAAGAATATCAAGGTCGGAGGAACTGATTTCGGTTCTCTCGGTTCTGTAACACATGGCTCGCTGGTATCTAACGCTGATACCCGAACAAGAGGCACGTTCTAAAATATCCTTTAGGTGCAAATATAGGGGAGGGGACAAACGTCCTCTCCCTTATATATATGTAAAGTGGTATAATGGATGTGAAAAGAAAGGGAAAAAATGTCTTTTGATACATTAAAAATTAATGATTTAAAAAAAGTAGCGGAAAGCTTTGCAATAGAGTTACCAGAAAAACCAACAAAACAGTCAATTATTTCAGCATTGCAAGATGAAGGCGTTACATATGATATGTACGCTAAATTTACAGGAGCAGAACAGGTTGAATTAAAGTCTGATCAAGAAGTAAAGAAAAAGGTAAAGCTAGATAAAGCAAATACTATTTTAGTAAAAATGGACAGAGCAAATCCTTCCTATAGCACTCATGGATATGTTTTTACACATGACCATCCTTTTATTGCTATGGCTGAAGATGAAGCACAAAGTATTTTTGATAATGAGATTGGCTTTAGACCAGCCACTCCGAAAGAAGTACACGAATTTTATAATTAATGGGGGTAAGTTAGTTGCATCAAATTTATAGAGGGACAACGGAGCTTGCAGAATTTGAAATATACGTTAACGGGCAACTGACTGACGCAGATGGTAATGTAACAGTATCAGTTACAGATGCACAGTACGGAACTGTAATTGGATCTGGAGGGACTGCTACAAATGAACCACAAATTGGTAAATATACATTTCATTTAGATCCATCTTATACTAATTTAAATAGAGTTTTAAGAGTTCAATGGAATTATCAAATTAATGGTAAATCTGTTTCTCAAGAAGATTTTTATGAAGTATTTACTCCATATGCAACTATTGCAAAAATAGTTGATTATTACAATTTTGGGACTAGACCACAAGATTTAAACTACAGAACTCAAGAAGAATTAATATATGCAGAAAGAGTAGCACGTTATCAAATTGATTCTTATACCAATCAATCTTTTGGAAGATATTGGGGAAATCAAGAACAATTTGGATACGGATCTGATGCAATTGAATTAACCCAGCGCATGGTTAATATACAGCAGGTATATGAAAATGGAGTTCTTGTAATTGATTATACTCAAGACCCAGTATATAATTCATTTGGATATGAAGTAGAATTAACAACAACAAATAAAGCAGTTAGAATAATTAAAAACTCAACTGATGTAATTTATGAAGGACAATTTGATCCAACCATTCTTTATTACGGAAGATTTAGAGAACATACTCGTTATAATTTTTATGGAGAAATGGGTTGGACATATGTCCCACAAGATATATCTTGGTGTGCTATGAAATTAGCTGGAAATGTTTTATCTCATGACGCACAATGGCGTGAAAGATATTTGAAAAAAGTTGATTTATCAGAAATTTCATTTGAACTTGACGGAGGAGCATTCAGCGGTACTGGAGATGTTATTGTAGATAATATTCTAGACAACTACAGAACAGTTGGAATGATGATAATCTAATGTTAGATTCTTATATTGGCAGCATAATGAATATGTCTGCAGATGTTCTAATACAACAAAATACACAATCAGAATCAAGCGGATCTATTAAAAGAGAGTGGTTGTATGATAGAACAATTCAATGTAAGATTGAGCCTTTAAAAGCTTCAGGTGGCGGAAACAGATACGATAATAAAAGATTTGATATTGGCACTCATAACGAATATGACGAAAAACTTCAATTAAAAATGAAGTGTTTAACTCCAATGTCAAAAAGATGGAGAGTATCTGCAATTAGATCAAATGATGGAAAACAAATATTTTTTGAAATTGATAGATATGACACACCAGACACAATTTTTGAAGTAACAGCTTCACATGCAGTGTTAGATCCATTTGGAAGAATATCTTATTATGAAGTAACTTTACAAAGGGTACATGTTCAAAATGATAACACTTCAAGCAAATAAAGTTAATATTTTAAATATTAATAATGAATTAACTTTAAAAACACGAGGAATTGCTGCATTAAAAGAAGCAGATGTTATGCAAGCATATGGCGATGCAGTTTTTGTTTTAACTGGAAAAGCTTTTGTAAAATCAATTAATATTGCAGCTAAAGGAAATCCAAAAAAATTTCATCATGTTTATGAATGGAATTCAGTAGGACAATTAACTTCTAGACTTTTTATTTTATACAAGCAAGCAAATGTTGGTGGAAAACTTGTAATTAAACCAGTATTTTTTGAATCAAAAAAACCAGTACCCATTAGTCCAGCGTTAAGACAACCTGGAAGATCTGGTATAGTTGTTTCTAAACAAAGTGTTTTTAAAGATAAAGCATTTGTTATGGAAACTGGAAAACCAATTATATATAGAACAAGAAGAAGCTTGCCAATAACCGATAATGGATCTGCTAAATTTGTTGCTGCTGGAACATTGATTAGAAACTATAGACCTGGCGGGAAAGAAGTAAAAGGATCCTTTGAAAGATTTTTTAAAGAATGGTTTGCTACTGAAGCACAAACAGTTATTAACATTTCTGGAATAAATAAATCAATATCAAATACTGCAGCAAATGTATTAAAAAATAAAGGCGCTGGCCCAGCACAAGTAAAAAGTGCTGTCATTGCTTTATTGAGACAATACTCTAAAGGAGAGAAAATAGTATGACGGACTATAATAAAGTTGCTTCTTCTGATATTAGAAAGTACATTTGGGATTCAATTTTAAATGCAGAAATACTTGATGAAAATGATTATTATGCAGATGGGTTTAATCAAAGCTTAATTCCAATTATTCCAGCACAGCAAGTACCAGAATTTAATAATCTGTTGCCAGGAAAGACATATTTAATTTATGATTTTGAAACTCGTGTTGTTCCTGTTCAATGGTGGATGACGGATGAGTCAATGACAATAACCACAATATCTCAAAATTATGAGGTTATTAATCAAATAAATAATCTTCTACATGACCTTTTTAGAAGGTATGACGATAGTGCTACAGATATTAATTTTTATTTAGATAATGAAACAGAATTTATATATCATCATACCTCTATAGACTCAGTATTTTCTCCAGAGCCATATAATTCAGAAGGTGATTATCAAATGGGTAGTACTGCATTTTCCTACTCATATTCAAGAAAAACAGGCTCAAACGGAAGGTTTTAAATTCGTATTTAGATTGATTTATGCTATTATTGTGATACGAGGAAGATTTGCCAAACTTTATAAATATAAAGGTGGTGAAAATAAATAAATGGCAGCTAATGTAAAAAACGTACTTGTAGGCGCAGCTCAAATTTTTGTTAGTACAAAGACTGGTGCAAACCGTCCAAGAACAGATGTTTCTTCTAGTGGATTGAATTGGGGAACCAAGAAATCTACAACATGGCTTAACTCTTCTAGCGACTGGAGAGATCTCGGCTATACAAATGCTGGGCTCGAAGTTTCTTATGAGCCAGGTTATGGTGAAGTTATGGTTGATCAATTACTTGACGCAGCTCGCTTGTTTAAGCAAACAATTAAGGTTATGCTAAAGACAGAACTGACTGAAGGTACACTTGAGAACATTCATCTTGTATTTGGTCAATCAGATCCAATCTTGACGTACAGCGGATATACTGGATCAGCAAATACAACATTCACTGCAGCTTCAGATACAACCCCTGCAGCTGAAAGTGCTAAGTTAAATCTTGCTGCTGGCGCTCTGGGAGATTCTCCAGTAGAGCGTTCAATTATTGCTGTTGGTAATGCCCCAGCAAATATTGGAACAGTAGCATCACCAGTTGATGCATCTACATCTCCAAAAGAGCGTATTTATGTCGCTCGAAGAGTTGTTCAAGTTGAAGTTACATCCCATGGCTTAAAGCGTGATACCGCTACTGTATTCCCAGTGCAATTCCGCTGCTTGCCAGACGATAATGATCTTTATGATGGTGCAGAATACGGTGTTATTATTGACCGAGTATATGCATCAGTTAATTAAAAACTAAATATTTTATTTGCATAAAGACCCTTTCAAAAGAAGGGGTCTTTATGTTTTTTATATAAAAATTGCTATAATTATACACAGGTAGCTAAAGGAGAAAAATGCCAACATCAGTATATGAGACGCTTGAAATTAAGCTGTCCAACGGTAACACTATTAATATAAAACCATTAACAATTACAAATTTAAAGAAGTTTCTTATAGCGGTAAGAAAATTACAAGAAGAGCATGTAAAAACAGAAGATGATGTTATGGAAGTATTCATCGAAGCAGGTATGATTTGTATGCAACAATTTGCACCTGAATTAGCACATGACAAAGAATTATTTGAAAACACTATTGAAATTCCTACTCTTATGAAAATTTTGGAAGTAGCTGGAGGATTGAAGTTAAATAACGACGACCCAAACTTCCCAGGGGCGAATCTAGTTGGGAACATCTAGACCTCGCCTCGTTAGAAGCAGAAGCTTTTCTTCTAGGACAATGGAGAAATTATGAAGACCTTGAATCTTCTTTATCTATTGAAGAGTTGTTAGCAACACTAAACGCAATTCGAACAAAAGATCAAGAAGATAAAAGATTCTTAGCAGCACTTCAGGGTGTTGATTTAGAACAAAGTCCTGAATATAGAGAAGAAGAGGATATAACCAGTATCAAGGGATTCCGAGCAGCGCAAGAAGGGTTTGGAATTGGCGAAGGTCTTGGTCATATTGTGGAGGATATAGTTGAATAATGTCTATCTAAACATTGTTGCAAATGCTCAATTTCAACAAGTTTATGCGGAAGTAACAAAATTAAAAGAAGCGATGCTATCGCTTCAAAAAACTTCTGTAGGTGGACCATTTACTCCAGCAAACGTAGCAGGTATTAGGCAAGCACAAGCAGCATTTGATAGTGCTGTTATGTCTACCAGAGCATTTACCATGGAACACGTTGCCATGACCAATAGTGTTGAAAAATTTGGTAAACAACTTTCTGCTGGTAAATTAGGACTTGGAAATTATTATAAAATTTGGCGTGATAGTGCAAGAGGAGTGTCCGCAGAATTAGATGCACTTGCCATATCTCAAGCAAGACTGAATAGATCAATTGCAATTGCAGATCCATTAAGACCAGGATATGCAAAATTAGTAACTGACATTAATGGTGTTGTTACTGCTCAAGAAAAAGCAATATTTTATCAAAGAGCATTAAATACCGCTTTGTTACAAGGTTCTACAAAATTAATTGATTTTGGTAAAAATATGCAGTGGGCTGGACGTCAAATGATGGTTGGTCTAACAATGCCACTTGCTATGTTTGGCGCAGCAGCATCACATATGTTTTTAAACTTTGACAAAGAAATGAATTCAATGTTGAAGGTTTATGGTTCTCATGCCGTCGTTCAAAGTCAGCAAACACTTGATGCAATTAGAAAGCAAGTAACAGACCTAGCAAGTAATTTAGCAAGAACAATTGGTGTAACAATGACAGACACCGCTACTATTGCAAAAACATTTTCTTCTATTGGTCTTGAAGGAAAAGACTTAGTTAGAACTACAGAAGCAACTGCAAGATTAATGCGTTTAGGGGATATTGAAGCTAAAAATGCTGGAACTGCTATGGTATCTTTACAGAATGTATTTAAATTACAATCTGATCAAATGGCAGATGCAGTTAACTTTTTAAATGCTGCTAAACATTCAACTTCTACTACAATGCAAGATATTATTGAAGCAATTCCTAGAGTTGGTCCAATCTTGCAACAAATGGGTGGAACTTATAGAGACTTTGTTACGCTTCTTGTAGGTATGAGAGAGTCTGGAGTACCTGCAGCCCAAGCAGCAAACGCTATGAAGTCTATGTTTGCCTCTATAGAAAATCCAACAAGAAGAGCAGTAGATTTATTTAATTCATTAAAAATTAATCTAAAAGGCATTGTTGAGCAAAATCAAAACAATCCATTACAAATGGTTTTAGAATTACAAAAAGCATTAGATACACTTCCTTCATTGCAACGACGTCAAGCAATTGAAAACTTGTTTGGCAAATTTCAGTTTGCTCGTGTCGAAGCATTGTTGTCTAACTTAGGAAAAACTGGCTCTCAGACAGAAAAAGTATTAGAACTATATGGAAAGTCTACTGGAGAAATAGCTGCGGTAGCAAAACAAGAAATTGATGTAGCAGCTAAAGGATCTCCTGCTGCTAACTTCTTAAGAATGAAAGCAACTTTGCAAGCAGACCTTATGCCAATAGGTAGACAATTTTTAGATGCCATTACTACTATTGGAAATGCTTTTGATAAAATACTTAAAGTATTTAAAGCGTTAGGTCCAGTAACTAAATTTTTAGTAGCAGCACTTACTTTTACAGCAGTAATGGGACCAGTTATTATGTTGGTTGGTTTATTTTCTAACTTAGCTGGACAAATATTTAAAGCAGCTAATTATGTAAGAATGTTTATTGTTGGAGCTAATGCTGCTGCTCCTTCACAAAATAGATTCCTTGCTGGAATACAGAATATGAGAAACTTTTATCAAGATTTAGATAAAAGTACAATTGCTGCTCGCAATCAAATGGAACTTATGCCAGAAGCTATTACAAGTAATGCAGAAGCTTTTGAAATTTTAAGAAGATCAATTCAAGATTTAACAGAACAATTTTTAGCATTAGGCGTAGCTCAAAGAGAAGCAATGATGGCAGGTGGAGGAGTAATTCCTGGATTCCCAAGACCACCAGGATTTGCAGGTGGAATAGTAGGAATACCAGGAACTGGTAGTGGAGATACATATCCTGCAATGTTAACTCCAGGCGAATCTGTAATGACTGTAGAAGCAACCAAACAATTTGGTCCTACACTTCAAGCAATGAATGCTGGAGTTATTCCTGGTTTTCAAACAGGTTTTATTCCACCAACA